CTAAATAATTTAATTTGTTTTAAAGTGTTGCGTTTTGTATTCGGTTACGGTCTAAACTTTGCGCCGTTGTTACTTGTCCACTAACTACGTAGGCTTGTTATCGTTGAAGAAGGTATTATTTCCGAAGTTAAAGAAAAGGAAGAAGAAGTAGAAGAAGTTGAAGAAGAAGTGAAAGAGGAAGAAACTACCGAGCCGATGCCCGAAGAAGAAATGAGCGCACCCGTATCTACTCCAAAGAAAACTATCGAATCCATTGTTAAAGAAACATTCTTTAGCGAAATGGAAAAACTTAAAGAAGAAAACGAAGCGTTAAAAGTTGAGTTAGCGAAGTTAACCAAAGTTGACGAAGTTGCATTAGAAGCAACCGAACTTATGGAAACACCCGCTCCTATTTCTTTTAACCCCGAAAACGAAGCTAAAACCGAGTTCACTAAAATCGGTAAAAAAGCACCACGCGGAATTATGGATTCCGTACTTAACAAAATGTATAAATAATTAAATTAAAAAAAAATGGCTAATCCAACAATTACTACTTCTTACGCTGGTCAATGGGCAGGTAAGTACGTATCTGCGGCTTTATTAAGCGCACCAACAATCGAAGGCGGCGGTGTTACCGTAATGCCTAACGTAAAATACAAAGCCGTTATTCAACGACTTGAGACAACGGATTTTTTAAAGGATGCATCTTGCGACTTTACTCCTGTTGGAACAGTTGACTTAACCGAGCGTGTATTACAAGTTAAAGACCTTCAAGTGAATATGACTTTTTGTAAATCAGAATTTCACTCTACTTGGCAATCTATCGAAATGGGTTATTCTTCTTTCGATACTTTACCTAAATCTTTTTCTGATTATTTAATCGCTTACGCTGCTGAAAAAGTTGCAGCCGCTAACGAGATTTCTATTTGGCAAGGTTCGTCTGCAGTAAGTGGACAATTTGACGGGTTGTTTACAACTGCACAAGCTGACCCTAACCTACCAGTTGCTCAAAACATCGCGGGTGGTGCTATCAACGCGGGTAACGTTATCCCTGCATTACAATCAGTTTATAATGCGATTCCTGCAACTCTTTACGGAAAAGCGGATTTGAAAATTTACGTATCTCAAGACGTTCTTAAAGCATACGTTGCGGCATTAGGTGGTTTCTCTGCATTGGCTACTTCAAATAGTGGTGTTAACGCTCAAGGTACAATGTGGTATAACAACGGAATGGTAACTTTCAACGGTCTTCCTTTGTTTATGGCTAACGGACTTCCTTCTTCTTCAATGATGGCTACAACTACTTCTAACCTTTACTTTGGTTGTTCTTTATTGAGCGACACTCAAGAAGTTAGAGTAATTGATACAAGCGCTACTTTAGGAGATGACAACGTTCGTGTAGTTATGCGAATGGCTGCGGGTACTCAATACGGAGTTATCGAAGACATCGTAATCTACGGATAATCAACCTAACCAAAATATAAAGGGGTGGTGGATTAAACTGCCACCCTTTTTTTGTTAAACATTAAAAAAATAAAATAAAATGAGCTGCGATATTTCACACGGAAGATTAGAGCAATGTAAGGATTCAATTTCGGGAATCCAAGCAATTTATGTTCTTAACTATGGACTTTACGACCCTTATACGGACGTTACTTACGACACTGCCGTAGGATTAGAAGACGTAATTACGGGTATTTCTTTACCCGCTTTAAGTTCAATTTACAAATTTGAATTAAAAGGCGCAAACACTTTTGACACTACGATTACAAGTTCACGTGATAACGGAACTACATTCTTTGAACAAGTGTTAACGGTACAATTAAAAAGACAAGATGCAATTGCCCACAAGCAAGTTAAGTTATTGGCTTACGGACGTCCGAACATTATCGTTCAAACAAACGCAAATCAATTCTTTATTGCAGGTTTAGTTCGCGGAATGGATGTTACTGCGGGTTCTATCAATAGCGGAACCGCATTAGGAGATTACAACGGATACCAACTTACCTTTACAGGTCAAGAAGCCGTTCCTGCCAATTTCCTTGATTGTAGCGACGAACCTGCATTAGTTGCTTTATTAGGCAACCCAACGGTTGTAAATAACTAAGAACTTTGTTTCATAACGTTAAGGGGGTGGCAACACCCCTTTTTTTATGCACAAAAACACGGAATAAGAGTTATAATAATATGATAGTAGTTAACGAATCTAATATAGGTCAAACAATACATTTTATTCCAAGATACGGAGTTCCTGCAACGTTGGAATTAACGGGCGAAAATACGAACGTAACTCAAGTTGTTACGGGTACATTTGTTTATGGAGATTACACTTGGCAACTTATAACACAATTCCCAACTAAAGAAAACCAATTTTATTGGGCAGTATTCAAAGACGCATTCGGAAATATACTATTAAAAGAGCGTATGTTTTGCACTAATCAACCAATAAACACATTCTCGGTTAACGATGGGCAATATATAAGCAATACCACAACTAACGACTTTATAATGTATGAATAACGTTCACGTTTTACAATTAGCAGAATACCAACAACCCGTACTTCAAGAAAATTCCCGCGATGCTTGGGTTGGTTGGGGAGAAAATAACGACTATTTCAATTACCTTATTGATAGGTATACAAATTCAACCACAAACGGCGCAATTATAAACAACGTTACTCGTTTGATATACGGAAAAGGATTAAGCGCTTTAGACGCTTCGCGTAAGCCTAACGAGTACGCGCAAATGATGACTTTGTTTAGTAAGGATTGCGTTCGTAGAATGGTATTCGATAGAAAACTATTCGGGCAATTTGCTATTCAAGTACACTACAACGAAAAGCACGATAAAATTTTAAAGGCTTATCATATCCCCGTTAACCTATTAAGAGCGGAAAAATGTAACGATAAAGGAGAAATAACGGGATATTATTACTCGGATAATTGGGAAGAAGTACGTAAGTTCCCACCGATGCGAATTCCTGCGTTTGGATTCTCAAAAGAGAAAATAGAAATAATGTATGTTAAGCCTTACGGGGTTGGTATGAAATATTACGCTTACCCCGACTACCAAGGCGCACTACCTTATGCAGTTTTAGAAGAAGAAGTAAGCGACTATTTAATTAACGAGGTACAAAACGGATTTAGCGGAACTAAAGTAGTTAACTTTAACAACGGAGTTCCTTCGGAAGAACAACAGGACTTAATTTCACAAAAGGTATTAAGCAAGTTAACTGGTTCTAAAGGTCAAAAAGTTATCGTTGCGTTTAACTCAAACGTTGAATCTAAAACCACAGTCGAGGATATTCCACTAAACGACGCGCCCGACCATTACACGTATTTAAGCGATGAATGTTTACGCAAAATAATGTTAGGTCATAACGTTACTTCGCCTTTACTTTTCGGTATTGCTTCAACTAACGGATTCTCAAGTAATGCAGATGAATTGCAAAACTCGTTTATCTTGTTTAACAATATGATTATTAAGCCGTTTCAAGACGAAATCTTAGAAGCGTTTGATAGAATATTAGCGTTTAACGGAATCTCTTTAAAACTATTCTTTAGGACATTAAAACCGCTTGAATTTACGGATTTAGAAAACGCAACAACCGAAGAACAAGTAACCGAAGAAACGGGAGCGGATGCAACGGAACTCAAAAAACAATCAAACTTAGATAACGAAGTAGCGGACGCTTTGATTAATTTAGGCGAAGACCCAAATCCCGAATGGTTATTAATAGACGAAGCACCCGTAGATTACGACACAGACAAAGAAGAAAATAGATTACTTTCAAACGAACCTAAAAAAAGTATTTTATCTAAACTAATTGAATTAGTTCAAACGGGAGAAGATAGACCTAACATTACATCTAAACAAGACAAAGTTATAGACGGAGTTAAATTTGTAACTCGTTATGTTTACGCAGGTAGTTTGTCAAAAAATAGCCGTGATTTTTGTAATAAAATGATTGCAGCGGGAAAAATATATCGTAAAGAAGATATAGAAAAAATGTCTACTAAGGTAGTTAACGAAGGTTGGGGTCCAAATGGAGCGGATATGTATTCAATCTGGTTCTACAAAGGCGGCGGAAATTGCCATCATCGCTGGAATAAACAAGTATATGCAACTTTTCAAGGACAAGCCTTAGACATACCAAATATGAAACAATTGGCACAATCTAAAGCCGAAAAATTAGGTTATAAAATTAAGAACGACCCGAAGGTATCTCAAAGACCCGTTGATATGCCTAATTACGGATTCTTACCAAGTAACCCACAACCACAACGCGAAATAACAAGATAATGGCAGAAGCATTACTAATAACAAGAGACGATTTAGTTCGTTTTACCGCTACCAACGGCAATATGGACACGGACACTTTTATTCAATGGATTAAAGTTGCTCAAGATATACATATTCAACAATACACGGGAACGCAACTACTCGATAAAATAAAAACGGATATAGTAGCAGGAACGTTGACGAATCCGTATTTAGATTTAGTGGAAACATATTTAAAGCCTATGTTAATCCATTGGGCAATGGTCGAATTCTTACCTTTTCAAGCATATACAATAGCAAACAAAGGAATATTTAAACACTCAAGCGAAAACGCTTCTAACGTAGATAAAAACGAAGTAGACTTCTTAATAGAAAAGCAAAGATACTTAGCGCAAAACTACACCGAGCGGTTTATTCAATATATGGCTTTCAGTGGTAATACGTTTCCCGAATACTATACAAATAGTAATTCGGATATTTACCCTAACTCGGATTCAAACTATATGGGATGGGTAATATAAAAAAACCATACACGCCAAAAAAGGCGAACATAATTAAGTTAAAAACATTACTTAAAAAGTTAGAAAATGGAAAGAGATAGAGATAGAGACAAAAATTATTGGGGTAAAGCCGCAATAAATAATAAAGTTGGTTGGGGTCAAGCTGCATTAAATGATATTGCTTGGGGAATAAGCCAATTTAGAAGCCCTTCGGGAGAAACTAATATAGCGGGCAAAGATGAAAACCAAATTTTAATCAAATTACCTTATTTGTTTTTAGAATCCGACACGGGTTATATGTCATTTAGATTAAACCCTGAATACGTACCAAGTTTGATGAGATATACAATTTATTTTAATAATAGTTTTTACGCAGACGGAACACTATACAAAGACGGAACGGCTTGGATGTTTGAATACCCCGACCGTGGCGAATACTATGTAGATTTAGAAATAATAATAGACGGTAACATTTACCCTTTTACAAGTAATACTTTAATAGTATGATAAAAATAAGCGAACTAACACCAAAAGGTGCAAATTTACAAAATAGCGATTTACTCGAAGTTTCGCAAGTTACAGCGGATGGGTATAGTTCTAAGTCCATAACGGGAGCGGAAATTATAACCGCGGCACAAAGCGGATTGCAACCTACTTTAGTAAGTGGAACTAACATTAAAACAATTAATTCTACTTCTTTACTCGGTTCGGGTAATATAAACGTCCAAGGCAATCCAAGAACACTTGCAAGTGTAGTTGGTTCAAATTTAACGGGAACGGCAAATCAAATTAGCGCATCCGTTTTGATTCCAGCAGGCACATTGGTCACAAACAATTCGATTTACATTCGTAACTTATTAACGAAGACGGCTGGTTCAACAACATCGACTGGTCGAATTTATGTGAACACATCGAATTCATTGACGGGTGCAACATTAATCGGAACGGCTTCGCAATCAATGAACGGTTCAATTTACTTTCAACGATTCGAAAGAAGTTATTTCTTTGATGGAACGAACCTTAATGTGTTTCAACCGACAAGCGCAATCAGTACCGATTTAACCGTCGGAACACTTACACTTGTTGCGTTCAATCCAGCGATTGACAACTATCTTTTATTTGCCATTCAAAATTCAACAACGACACCTGACAACCTTGGACATAAACGCGTAATTGTACAAATATATGATTAATATAACGACCATTTCAAACGGGTTCATAATGAATGAACTTGAATATTTATTCGAAGGTGAATTCGAAATTCTTGACGAAACACAAGCACACGTTCCAACCGACAAAGGCGTAATTCTTTGCGATACTTCGATGACTATAAACGAAAATTCGTATACTAACATTAATGACTTTTTATTAGTTCTTTATGCTTAATCATTTACGTGGACTTTCTTTACTTTATTACATACTATCTTACACGGGTGTTTTGGTAGCCTTATTCGAAGCGCCTTATATTTTTTTCAAACTATTTGCTTTAGGCTATGGGGTGTTTTTGACATTCCAACTATTGAACTATTATTACAATGAAAACTAAACTACTTTTATTTTTAATTTCGCTACTTGCTATTTTATCCCCTATTAAAGGAATGGTATTAATTACTATTTTTTTTATTTGGGTTGATTTATTTGCGGGAATATGGCGAAGTAAAAAGTTAAAGTTGCCTTTGCGTTCCCGTGGGTTCGCTCGAACTATTTCTAAAACGTGTCTTTATGCAGGCGGGATAGTTTGCGTTTTCTTCCTTGAGAAATCAGTTCTAGAAGATTTAATAGGATTGTTTGTAAGCGTTGATTTAATTTTAACCAAGGCTTTTACGTTTTACTGCGTTTTCACGGAGTTAAAATCAATTAATGAAAGTTATTACGACGTAACGAAAAAAGACGTTCTAAAGTCATTTAAGGAGTTTATAACTGCAAAGAAACAAGAATGGGATGAGTTCAAATAAATTAGACATTCAAAAAATAGTTCAACACCGATTAAAAAAAGGACAATTCTTTGAAGAAAACTCCGAGAAAAAACAAATCTATTTACATCATACGGCAGGGAATGGAAATGCCGAAGGAGTTGCACGTTTTTGGAATAGCAACGATTCACAAATAGCAACGGCTTTTGTGGTTGGAGAAAATGGAACTATCGTTCAATGTTTTAGTTCAAAGCACTGGGCGTGGCACTTGGGAATTGATTCGGAAGATTTTACTCGTATGGGTTCAAAATACAAGAACCTAAACAAATTAAGCGTAGGTATTGAAGTTTGTAATTGGGGAATGCTCAAAGAAAAAAACGGCAAATTTTATAACTACGTAGGTGGAGTTGTTAATCCGTCTTACGTTACCACTTTGGAAGAACCATACAAAGGTTACAAGCATTGGTATAGATACACGGATGCACAAATAGAATCAACGCGTCAACTAGTAGAATACCTTTGCGAAACTTACGACATACCCAAAGAATATCGTAAAGAAATTTGGAGTTTAGATAAAGCCGCATTCGACGGCGAAAAAGGAATATTTACCCATAACTCAGTTCGAAAAGATAAAGCGGATATTTACCCGTGTCCACGTATGATTAAAATGCTTGAAAGTTTATGAAATATTTAATAGTGATTTTAAGCGTTTTAACGCTACTTTCGTGTTCAAGTGAACGCAAAGCACAATACCACTACAAAAAAGCGCTTAAACACGGTTTAAAGGTGGTTAATGATAGCGACACGATACGAATAACTACTTTAGATTCGTTCCCAGTGATAAAAAACGATACGATAATTTGGGAAAAATTCATAACCACCAAGGACTCCGTAGTGTTTTTTAAGAACGTTTACGTGCCTAAAACACGTTTTCAAACGAGAATAGAATATAAAGAACGCGTAAAGACACTAAAAATACAAGGAGAAACTAAATGGAAAACCGCGAAGGCTACTCAAGTCGTAAAATATAGGACTAATTGGTGGGTAGTTTTAGTTGCTTTTGTGCTTGGATTCCTTCTTAGATTCATCTTGAATAGCACTTTTATTTCACGGGTTCGACTTTTCTTCCGATATTTCGGGCAAATTTAAATATATGAATTTAATTAAACACGGGCGTAACGTCCACGAACTGCAACTTGACGGTAAGCAAGTTCACGTAGCTATGTTATCGGATTTACACTGGGACAATCCTAAATGCGATAGGCAATTACTTGCTAAACATTTAGATTTTTGTAAGGAGAATAATATTCCCGTAATTATTAATGGGGATTTCTTTTGCTTAATGCAGGGACGCGGGGATAATCGCCGCAACAAATCGGACATTAGACAAGAACACAATAACGCGCGTTATTTAGATTCTATCGTTGAAACCGCAACCGAATGGTTTAAACCTTACGCGCATATCATTAAAGTAATTGGATACGGTAATCACGAAACAGGAATAATAAAATACCAAGAAACGGACTTACTCCAAAGATTCGTAGACCTATTAAACTACAAATGCAGTTCAAATGTTCAAACGGGCGGTTACGGTGGTTGGATAATTATTAAACAATCGTTTCACTCAAATGTAAACGTATCAACTAAAGTTAAATATTACCACGGAAGTGGTGGTGGTGGAGTAGTTACCAAAGGAGCGTTAAACCTTACGCGAGCGCTCGAAATGTATGAAGATATGGACGTATTTACTATGGGTCATATACACGAGAATTCAAGCCGTAACGATGTAAGGGAAACAATTATTCACAACTCCAAAACGGGTTATTCAATTAAACAAAAGCAACTTCATTTAATGTTAACGGGAACGTACAAAGAAGAATACGGCGAAGGCGCATACGGTTGGCACGTTGAACGTGGCGCACCACCTAAGCCATTAGGCGGACGGATTCTTAAAATCGAATGCAAAGAAGTTGATAAGTTGATAGTAAAGAATATAGATAGTTTCAAGTTTCCTTTGTAAGTTTGCTTATAGCGTTTTTAATTAGGGGGTAGCAATACCCCTTTTTTAGTTTATAGGCTTATTTGATTAGGCTTTCCGTAAGTTTATACGCTTATTTCTTATTTAGAATCATTCTAAATTTGTAGAAAAGTGAAAAATATTTGTTCAAAAGTTTGTTTATATGGAAATCTAAAATACCTTTGTAAGGTCAATAAGGCACAACATTAAAAAAAAACGTTATGAAAACTATTACTTATTTAAGCCCAATTTCAAAATTCAACAAAGTAACTAAAACTTACGAACAAGTATTAATCACTTTGTATAATGTTAAACTAACTGAAAATTTTGGTGTACAATGTTACGAAGGCACAACTACAAAAAATGGTAAAATTTTAGGTTGGTGTTGTCCGTCTAAAGTAATTGAATTAAAAACTATCTAATAACAAAACGAGGGGTGCGACTCGGTAACGCACATTATTTTAAAACGCTATGGAAACATTTAAAAAAGCACTTGACTTTATCAAGCAACAAGAAAACAACCCAACTGCATTAACTTGCTTAATCGAAAGATTATTAGTTGAAGCATCAGACAAGCAAATAGCTACGGCTTTGCAAGAAACGGAATATTTTTTAATGAATTTAAACAAACAAAATGAAACGATTTAAAAATTTTTACAACCAGTTAGACAACGAAGGAAAATTATTCCTTATCGCGATACGCGATTTTACACTATTATTCGGAACGCTTTTTATTTCACTTTTATTAATCGCTTATTTTATTATTTTATGATTGTAGAGATTCATTACCCGTTAGCGTATTTTTACGCAGAAACTTTTGAAGGAGAATGTACCTTTGAATTATCCGTTGACGAAGACAACGATTTAATCGTAACGATTTGCACGGCAATCGCGTTTAGAAATGACTTAGAAATAGAATTAGAACACTTGCTTAATGATTCTGATTTACAACTAATCGCAAGTGAAATCTATAACGATTTATACAACTCGGATTTACATATAGAAATTACTCAAGAAGATTATAACAACAAATTACAAAACGCTTATGAAAACGGAAAAGATTCACGAAGGGAATATTGATTTACTAGACCAAGTTCGTTGGTGGGTAAGTGGCGGTGGTGCTATACATAAAAACGGACACTTCGACTTTAACCATTATTGTAACATTATAAAAATAAAAAATGAACGAATACGCTATAACTCATTGGATGCAGGAAACACCGAAATCCAAACGCAAACAAACTACGACAATAATTCAAGCCTACGACACTAACCACGCTATTTTAGTATTGGATATTTGGAGACCTTTAATAATTAAAATTACAACGCTATGAAAGTTTAT